AACTCGGGTGTCATATACCCCGGGTAGGAGCCGGGCAACACGTTGTCCCCGTGCCATTTGATGGCCGATCCCGTAGCGTGGGGTGCAGCCAACATGCTGCCATTCACGATGTACGTGTAGCCGTTGAAGGTCACACCCACAGCGGGTTGACTCCCTGAGAAAACCAGCGTCCCGGTGGTGCGCTCCATGGGGCCAGAAAAGTCCCCGGAAGCGTTCTCGTTCCAATACACCTCCGTGGTGGAAGATGCCGTAGACGGGTTGAGGCTGGCAAGAATCTGGTTCTGCCCAGCCTCATAGTGGGTGAACAGGGACACGATCTCATCAGTCAACGCCGTGCTGTTGACCTTCGTCACACCGTCACGGCGCCGCACACCCCCACGCGGGTCCACCTCCACATTCAACACAGCCGGAGACTCATTGTACGCAATGTTGAACTGGTCGGCACGAAGATTCAGACCACCCTTGAAGTCGGCCTTCTCATCATACCGGTAAGCGTCGCCCTGCTTGGCTACCTTTGTATCCGCCACTAGAGGCATCTACAACTCCCAAGAATAACGCAACCTACCCGGCAGGTACGACTGCGATATCCACCGTGACGCCCTGATACTGTTCAATATCAACGGCTGCGGGGCGGGAGTGTCCTCAAACCGTGCCCGCAAGTTGTCCAACTCCTGAATGAACTGCGAATAGTACTGCTGCCCCATCGCAGCATCCTCCTGCTGCTGATACGACCGGTACAGGGCGTACAGCGACAGCACGTTGTCGAACGGCACCGGCAGATCCGGCGTGTTCGCATCGGCAATCGCCGTCCGGTACACGGCGGTGTTACCGCCAAAGTCCACCGGGTTGCGGTAGCCGCGAATCGAAATCGTCTGGGCGTCGGAAGGGGTGGGGTACAGGCGGATCGTCTGGTTGCTCACCGCTGCTGACGCGCTGGTGCCGTCATTCCACGTTGACCAGTACCACGGCTTGCCCGTCGTATTGGAATCCAACGGGTAGATGACATCGCCCACGTCGTAGCCGATGTACTCCAGTACGTGGTTGCTGGTTTTCATTGCCGCAACCTCACGTACGCCAACATTCTTCGGGGCTGACGCCCCGGAGAACGCTACACCGTCATGGGTGATGCTCAGATTCGTGCCCACCTCTGCCAGCGTATAGTCCTTCTGCGACGCAACCGTGTCGAACTCCAACGCAACCTCATAAAAAGGCCACCGCTTCTCCGAATACACGATGATATCGTAACCCTCGCGGATAAACGTGTTCATCGTCGCATCGGAGATGTCGTTTGACGTGATATCAACCACGTTGCGAACGTGGTCACGCATTGCGCTGAGTTGCAACACGGCCCCCTATTCGTCGTCAGGTTCGGGGGGAGTTTCCTCAGATGGTGCCGCCACGGAAGACACATGGGGGGGGATGGGGTTCACGCGATGTATACGCCTGCTACTCCCAGCGGAGTGGCCTTCAGGGTTGAGCGTCTTGAAGTTTCCCGCAGGTTCATCTGCGGGGCGCTGACCCTTCTTGTATGCGTATGCGAAACCCCGTGCCATGATGCCTCCCGTGGCGACGAACCGTCTATCAGCCCGTGGCGCCGAAGATGTATCCCTGACGGGCACGGTTGCTGCATGTCAAGTTGCCGTAGCACAGCAACTGTGAGAACACAGCGTCCTGATTGGTGGGACGCACAAACGGTGTCGGCTTGAACCAGACATCGCTATGAGCCACCAACTGTAGGTATTTGGTGTTGAGGAACATCATCTGTCCACTCGTTGCAGCCCCATCGAAGGTTAGAGGTGCGCCCTTGAACAGCAGGTTCTGGAACCCGCCATCGGCCACATCGGTATCAGTGTACCGGATCTGACCTTCCAACAGCGACTCGTACTTCTCGTACAGGGTCTGCGTGGTAATGATGATCGTCGGCTGGTCGTTACCAACCGAAATAGTGTTGTAGACGGTCGCCATCGTGGCCTGTGTCAAAGCGCCATTCTCGTCCGTCTCGGTGGACTTCCACCATGAGTTACCCGCACCAGTCGGGTCGATTCCACCAAGCGACGTGTTGGGTTTAGCAACAATCAGGTGCAAACCGTTCCAGTCGTCACCGGACGCATCAGCCCAGAACATGGTGTTCATGTTCTCAATCACCGTCTCCTGCGTCTGGAAGATCTTGCCTTCCAGCAGGTCGATAATCTGGGCTTCGCCGTTGTTCTTGGCTTCCTCAATACCGCTGATCGTCACGGTAGCCGCATACTGCTTCCAGTCGTACTCAGCCGCCGAAATGCCGGTCTGAGCCGTAGTGTCAATAGTATCCGTGCCACTGTACGAGCCAGCCGTACTGTTTGTCCCGTAAATAACCGGGACTACGATATTCGACCCACCTGAAACACGCCGAATAGTCTGACCATTCGTCAACGCATAGAACAAAGGTCGCGCGCTGAAAATGTTGTCAGTCAGTTTCGGGATGTAGTTCTTCAGGGTGGTAGACAGAATCTCGTCAAAACTGCTGTTACCAGCCATAAACTGTCACCTCTCCGTTGTCTACGAAGACAGGGAACGCTTAGCGTCCATGAACGCCTCTCGGATGCTGGAAACCATCTTCACCGGCTCCGTCGCTGAACCAGCCTGCTTGGAACCCGAAGGTTCCACCACGCTAGCCCCACGTTTCGCTTCGGTGCGCTCCTTGTCCTGTTCCAACTTGCTGGCTTTTGCGGCTACATCGTTGTACCGCATATGTGTCAATGCGGCCTCTAGATTGCCTATTTTGTGCGTCAGCGCGTGTTGGTACAGTTCAGGAGCATTGAAGTCTCCGTAAATCTCCTTGAGTTGATCTACCTGCTTCTCTACCTGTTGTCGTCTCTGCAACCGGTCCTGATCGGCAAGACGTGCTTCCAAGGAAGCGATTCGCTGTTCGCTCGGATCCGGCTCATCCCACGGGTCCACACTCCCCGTTGGCTGAGCGGCTGTCCCGCCAACACCAAACGCATCTCCCAAAGCCGCCAATGTTCCCGCTGGATCTGCCTCCAACGAGTTCACAATCGCCTCTGCCTGTTGTAACCGGCCACGTTCGGATGCCAACTCCTGCGTCTTACGGGTGTAATCCGCCTGACGTTGGTATCCATCCCGAAGTTCGTTAAGGCTGACCTGCTCTTCGACGCCATCCACCTTCACGGTGTAGCCGTCGCCGACAGGTTCCCCTAGAACCTCAACTGAAGAATCTGGGCTGTCCGCCGTAACGGTTCCGTCAACATCTTCATCCATTGTTCTGTTGTCTCCTCGGAGTCCTAAAGGTTGCTCCTATGGGTAAGGGACTACTGTCCCACTTGCTTACGAGAACGGAAGGTCTACGTCCATCTGTCCTTGAATCTGTGCCAGCAACTCCGGCGGCACCCCACCAGTCGGGGAGAAAGCCCCCTCCGGCTGTGGCGAAATCGGCATCCCCGGCGGCATCTGGCCCGCCCCGGGACCCGCCCCCGGCTGCGCCCCCGGAGGGGCGCCCTGACCGGGAGCCTGCTGGGGTTGCTGCTGCATCATAAACTTGTCCGGGTCCTTGATTCCGAAACCGGCCGTCAGCACATGCTTCGCCAACGCCGCCGGATCAATCACCGTGCCCACCAGCGGGGCCATGGCGTTCAACAGCGACACAGCCTGCTGTTTGCGGATCGTATCGTTGATCGGCTGCGTAGACCCCGCCTCAACACTGAAATCGTACTCCCCGGTGATGTCATCCCGGGCATACGGCACAAACAGGCTGGCACCCTTGTCAGCCACCTGAGCCATCTGCTCCCCGGTCATAAACTGTTGCATCAACTGGATGACACGACGCCCAATCTGGGCGATAGCCAACTCTACAGTCGCCAACTTGTCAGCAGCACGCGCATTACCAGCATCAGCGATAATAGACGCTTCTGTTGCGGTGCGCCGGATCTCCGGCATCTGACCACGCGCGTACTCCGACACGCCACTGACGGTGTTTATGTCGGCTTCCACGATCTCCGACATGTTGTAAATCTCGGGAGACAGCGGGGTTTGCGGCATCGGAACAACCGTCTCCGACAACGGCTTGTTCTCGTCCACGACCGGCACCAACCGGCCATCATCATCCGATTCCAACGCCTCACGCCCCTCAGGGCCAAACGAACGCTCATGGTACAAGTATTTGCGGGCGTAACGCTTCCGGGCGTTCATCATCTGCGAACGGGTCTTGTCCAACTCCTGCTGTAGAGACTCCAAAGCCTCCAAATCCCCCATCGGGTAGAAGTAGTCGGGGATGTCATAGTTGCGCATCATCACAAACGGTTGACCGTACGCATACGGCATCGCAATCGGGTCGATCAGGAACCTGTCCCCTGACTGCGGCAACACGCTCAACGTGTTGGCCTGCACATCATAGTATTCGTAGACGACGCACCGCTCCTCGTTGTCCAAATACTCTTCCTGCTCCTGACGTGTGGCAACCGAATACATCGGGTACAGCAACGAGTCGGCAGACAGGTCTTTCCGCACCGACGCCTTGTAACGCTTGTCGTCCCGTGCTTCCTCCAACGGTCGGACGATACGCTGCGCAATCCACTTGGCGTCCTCAATGCAGGTCGCTTCCGGGTCCACGAAGATGTCGAACGGTGAAATGCGCTCCACGAACGGCTGATCCTCCACCACGATCATCGTCGTCTGCGGAATGTTCGCAGCCATCTCCTCATCCGTTGGCAAACCCCCCGCCAAAACCGGATCCTCCATGGCAAACGCATCAGCCTCGTCCAAAGCCCCGGTGAGCATCTCGTCACGCTCCGCCTCACCCAGCGTGCGCTCCTGCTCCAAGAACTTCCAACCGACCTTCACCCAACTGTGGCCGAAGATCAGGAAATCCTTCACAGAACGCCGGAACGGCTTACGGAAGTCGTGATGCCGCCACAGGTGGTTCACCACGGCCTCAACGAACGCTGAACGGTCCTGATTCTCCTTTGAGTTCGGCGTCACCACAATCTTGGGATGATTCACCGACACAGACGGAGCGATCACGTTGATCGTGGAAAACGCCAGATTGACAGTAATCATGTCCTCACGGGAAATAGACGTGCGAGGCCAATGCTTCCCCCGGTACAGGTCTGTCATGCGACGCCACAGGTTGTCATAACCCATTTCGTCACGCCACCGGGCAGACGCATCCAACCGGCGTTTGACAATCTCAAACTTTTCAATCTTCGTCTTACGAGCCATCAGAATGTTGCCTTATCCGGCAGGCGTTCGATGTTGCGACCGTTGGCGCGCGCCTCTGCTTCGGTCTTCCGACCGCGCTGTTCGCGTGTCAGATCCTGTTCGTCGGGTGGCAACTGGGATCGGTAAACCCGACCAGTTACGAACCTGATGCCAAGAAGTTTCTGACGCCGATCCCATAACTCATCCAACTCTGCACAGGTCAACGCCCCACGCAATCCCACAACGTACGCGCGGAACTCGTCGTAGGTCGCCTCCCGGGGGAGGACTGCCACTACCCGGCGTTGTGGCCGCGCAGGCGAGGCTGCGACTCGGCCGGTTCAACCTTGCCAGTTGTGCCATGCTGATTGAACGGAGTCTCGCGTACCGACAACTGGCCGAAAGGACCCGTATACTGGGCGTACTTCGGGTTGTCGAACCGCTGCTTCGATGAGTTCGGGACGCCGGTCTTCCAGATCGGGTTTGCCGATACGGAACCACCACGTTCCATCTTGTTATTCTTGCCCGAAGCGCCATCAATGGTACGGGTACCGTTGGTGTGCGAAACGAACTTACCTGCTGCTGACATATAACCTCCAATAGCCTCTATGAGACAGTTCAGACTGTCCCACGCATGTTGTGGGCACCAATCAGAAGGGGCGAAACGTCATCATCGGCCTTCCCGGCGAGCCGCGCCCACCAGTCAACCGTCCAATAGTCGTCCACCTTCTGCACAAACTCCGGCATAAACGCGTACTGGCGCATCTCATTCGCCAACGCCAACGCCATAACCCGATCATCATGCGGTGAACCAGACATGGAACCCCGCTCATTACGCGTATACGTCCGCAACTCCGCCAAAGAGTACCGGTCGTGCAAAATCAACTCGCCCGACCGCAAAGCCATCCCCAAATCGTCAATCAGCAACGGTTTCGTCGTACGAGTCGTCTTCCACCCGAACTCCTGCGACACCTTCGTCGTCGCTTGGTTCAGGCTGCGTTTGCGGAACAGGTTCGGATGCCCCAAATGCCGCAACTGGGTGATAGTCGTCAAACCGTGATTGTTCGACTCCACACACGTCAACGCATCATTATACCACAATGACAGGTTGTACACCTCGTTAGCCAACGTATCCGGTGGAATATGCCCATGCCAGACCGCAACCTGCTCCCCGCTGCGCACATCCAACATTTGGGCGCACGAATAGTCCCCATGTATCAGCCCCTCCGCCGTGTCAACCCCCATACAATAGGGCCGCTTCGGCAGCGGTTCACGCCAAACTGTGAGCATCTTTACGGAACTCCACTGTACGAGGATACGGCGCCCACAGGTAACCCATCTGACCCGGCTCAACCGTGGCATTCATCGCCTCTAACACGTCCAAGTCAAACACCGGGTTACCAGACTTGATAAACGCCTCTTCAGGCGTCGTCGGATACTCCTGAGCCAACTGCCACGGCAACATCGACGCCTGCTTCGACTCATACCACGACTCGTCACGGTCCTCAGAAGCAGACCACGGAAAAAACATGGGTGCAAACCGGTTCGTGCCCGTCTGCGACCCCACCCACAGTTCATGGAAGAAGTTACCAGACCCATTCGCTGTAGACAGCCCGATAATGCGGCCCCCCACGTCAGCCACCGGCTCAATCGAAGACCACGCCTCTTCAGGGTTCGGCAGGAACTCCCACTCGTCAACCACCACCAGCGAAGCAGACTCACCCCTAGCAGGATCCGACGCCGAGGGCATGGATGTGATCTGGGAACCGTTGCTGAACGCCATCTTCTGCTGGTGTTCGACCAGCGAGTCGGGTCCACGGTCCAACATCCAGTCCGGCATGTGGTTGAACCCGTACTTCGACTTGCGTAACAGCAGAACAGACTCACGTTCGGTTCTACTGAGGTCGATAATGTTCTGATCCGGCTTGAAGAACGCCATCCAGAACTG